ATTCTTTTATTAGAACGGAATAATTTCTCCAGGCGTACCGACCGCCGGAAACAACTCTTTCTTAATCAATTTGACTGTATCGATAATCTCTTGAGTATCGTTTGTCTCATTGTAAGCAGCGACCAACTGCAAAATATTATAGGTCAAAGTATCTTCATTCATAATTATTCCTTTACAGAACCAATAGCGACTACTTCGCACGTCCCTCCGCTACAAGCTAGCTCTTGAGACCCTGTGGTGTTGTCCTCTTGTTCATATTCAGACAGCCTGCTCCAATCAATTGTTGGAGTGGGCTTTTCTTTTATCCACTGTCGGTACTCTTCCTCCGTAACTTCCGTGTAGGGGGCCTGCTTATAAGTACCTCCGTCGTACGGGAGGAAGGAGACTCCTGAAAGCATGTCAAAATTCTTATAGACCCAAGCACCAACGTCCACCCATTCTTCTTCACGTACGTTGACGGTGGCAGAAGGTTTGTGTTCGCACCAATTATCTTGGAGACGTTTCCATCCTTCCAACGCAGCAATTGCATTTTCATCATGGCGTGTCTTAGCTCCCTTAGGGGACTTAACTGGGAAAAAGAATACTGACGTATTGGCCGGAGCCATTACATCTTCTTCCCAATATACTCCTTCATCTTTGAGAAAGGCCGTAAGAGGGTCTTTATTGTCCGCCCTAACAGAACGGATATAATAAGGACTATGGCGAGTGTGAAGACCAGAGGCAGAATCAACAAGTTGACTAACTGTGCCAGAAGGTTTGACACAAGTAGTAGCGGTACTTTGATTAACTCCAAGCTTAGCGGCCCAGACTTTATTGACTTCAACAACTCGATCTCTAATCCGAGTGAGAACCTCAGCTTGTTCCATGAGCTTAGGATTGTCTTGGATTCCAGTGAGAGAGACTCCCAAAAGACGTTCTTCATTACACGTATCATGCCATATTTTCCTTAAGTATTTGAAGTCTGTGAATGTCGATTGAATCGTTCCAAGGATTGCAGCTGTCTCAGCTTTTCGTTCAAGGGTCTCAATAGTGTCTGTAGCTCGAACAACAATTTCTGTGAGGTTGCAGAATTGGAAGGGTCGTAGGATAATTTCTGAACAAGGGTTTGTGCCGAAATCAAATGCTGGGTCACGGCGTCCATTTCGGGCAGCAATGTTTTGGCAAGCGTATCGGCTGAATAGTCCTGGCTCTCCTGACTTTGAGTCATACAGTTCTTTCCACTTCTTCATAAAGAAACCAACGTCTGGTTTCCGATGTTCGTACACAGCAGAGTTGTTAGCGAGACGGCGGATACCGTTTGCTTCCCACCATGCACCAGTCTTAGACGTAGACATACGATCGTCTGTCACATCGAATAGACTAATCATAGCTGACCTTCGTACGCCACCGACAACAACAATGTCGGCAACCTTACACATCAGGTCGTGACACTCTATGCTTGAGAGGCGTCGTCCTGCGGCAGCTTTGAATAGATTAACGCTAAAGCTGAAAAGGTCCTCGAGAGGTCCTGGTCCAGAAGCGCGTCCTCCAAAAGTTTTAAGTCTTGCCCCCGCGGGGCGTACTCCGCTTGTGTCCCACCGAGGAACCTGGCCTGAATAGAGAAGGGAGACGAGCTCTCGGAAAGCTTTTGCCCATCCTTCTTTACTATCTGCAACTTTAATACAGGTAGCTGTGTCCTCAAATTCCTCACTAACTCGCGGTAATTGTTCAACATACTTATTCTCCACGCTGTAGCCAACACCGGTGCCACACATCAGAATGTACATAGCCTCATCGAATGAACGAGGCGAGTCTACTGGCAGGTACGCACAATTATACGCAGGCACATTGCAACGGTCCAATGCAGGGCCCGCTGTCATGAGAGCCCGCATGGATGGCATTACTTCGAGGTTGTAGATTCGGTTAAAGATTTCTGTAAACGTTCCCGAATGCTTATCAACATCGATTGACTTAGAGCAGGCAGACTTGTAGTAGTTAACAAGACGCCCCACCGTTTCGTCCCAGTCCTCTCGGCGTTTTTCATCTTCTCTCCACTTCGCATAACGGCTCTTGTAAATGAACTCTTGGTATTGATTCTTAAATGGACTTGTCAATTGGCGGCGCCTTCTAGTTCTATCAGTAGGTCGATATTGTGGATAGCTTTACGCAGGTCCTCAATGCCGCCTTTGTCTTTGTACCGAGTAATGTATTTGACCGCATTGGCTTGACAGTAGTTAAGATTGTTTGCCATTGCATACTCTACCGGTTGTATTTTGTACTTCTTATAGTGGCTCCCCCCTACCTGTCGGGTAAGGGGGCTTGTATTCTTAGCCGTTGAGTTCGACATTCCGCCACTTCCGTTCTGCTGCTGCTGTTGCTTCAATGCGTTCTTCAAACTCTTCCTCAGTCAAGGGCTCAGGCTTAGCCTCATCCCCTAACCAAAAGAAGACATCGATTGGTTTATCGTTATCACTCATTATAATCGTTGTCCACTTCTTCATCATCTATTGTAAGGCCTACGAATTCTTGCAGGTCTTTAATCTTATCTTCAATTAAATCTTCAAAGGCTTCGAGGATTTCTTCCATAGGAATCTGTAGAAAGTCTACTAGCTCCCAAGGCTCCAACCTGTCGATGATAGCCTTATGCAGCTCGTCCATCCATCAATCCTTTGTACATGTACTCTACAAGGTATTGTATTAAATACGCTGTAGCTTCGCTGCCAAACTTCTCTTCACCAACGTACTCATAAATACCCTCTACTACATGCCACACTTCATGTGCCACGACGCTAGGGAGATTCTCTGGTTTAATGTCGGGACTAAAAGTAACTACGTAATAGTTAACTCCGTCGGAGTCGTACAGGCAGCTGGTAGTTGCTAAGCATGTGTCGTTAAGTTGGAACTGCAGACCTTTACAGTCTACCCGTTTCATCTCACGATTAAAGGCTTTCGCATTATCGGTAAAGCCTACGAGGACCGGCCAAGGTCCCATAGGGATATGTTCAACAGTCTTCATCATTATTTTATTTTAGCTCTCGAACCTTCTGACCATGAGCCACAGGCTTGGCATTGTAGACGTTGTATCTTAAAGAACTTAGTAGTCCGGAAGCCACGCTTTTGAACGTGCTTAGAACCACAGGCTCCGCATACTTCCCCCGTACGTTCACCAAGGTGAGGGTGATTCTTAATAAAGGGTTTCACCTTATCGTACAACTTCTCAAGTAGCACTACATCTTGGATGCAATACTTCTTCATACGGTCTTGCGCCTTAGCCTCGCCCTCCATAACAGAGCGCCATAAGCCAAAGCCTTCATGCTTTACCTTCTTACCGATGTTGAGCAGGGGCCCTACAAAGGCGAGACGATTCATGTCGAAGCCTAGTTTCTTGACAGACTTAAGAACGTCAATCGTGGTAGGTGGCGCAGGAGGGACCAGACCATTGAGAAGAAACTCTCCCCAAAGTTTAGGCAGATCGAACTTATCTCCATTGTACGTGACAATAGCATCTGCTTCACTGATGATTGCATGGATGTTGCGAAGCATTGCCTCGTGGCCATCACCCCAGTCGGAGAAGAACATTGTCTCCTTGCTTCCCTGCCACTTAGCCCCGACACAGATAGTGCCCCCAGGCTGTATGACTTGTTCGGGATTAATGCTGGTATCCCACATGCGGAATGTATAGACGACAGCTGGCTTGGTCTCAATGTCCAAGAACAGAATTTTAGGTTTCATACCCATTGCCCAATCGTGTTCTTAAAGCCTTCGATAAAGCCTTTGATTTCAGCTTGGGTAAGCTGTAGTTGACCGGATTCTAACATAAAGTGGTAGGATTTAACCAGCTGTTCTGCTGTCTCTTCCCCCTTGGTCCAACCGTTTTCGTAATCATCGTTATCCATTTTGAAACTCTTCCAATGCGTAGTCGTATCCATCCCAATTATCTACTCCGGCTGCTTCTAAACAAAGGAGGAATTTGGAACTTTCTTGCAGGTCTTGGTATTCTTCTAAAGAAATTGTAATAGTTTCTTCATCCATAGAACCGATGCCTTCCTATAATATAAAGTATTCTTTTCTTAAACTTCACACTGAAATTGGTGAAGTAATAAGCACCCTTTACATTATTAGGATGCTTGCCTTGTATAACTTCCGTTGCTAACTTCTGTTTAGCACTGGTAAAAGGTTTCCGGCCTACCCATGAGAACTGGCCACGTTGTTTGACCACTCCACATACGGTATTAGGATACCTACCAGACTTAACTCTATTCATTACTACATTAGCAACTGCTATCTGACCTTCATAGCCCTCGCCTTTAGCCTCGTGGTGTATCACAGAGGACAAGCATAGGGCTGCCGCGGCCAGAGCCTCGTTAACATAACTGCATGTACTATCCTTTAGGTTTCTCTAGAATCCATGAGAGAGGAATTGTTTTCTCAGCCCACTGGTAACCCAGACGTTCTGCCCACTCTCCGTAGGTTTCACTATTCTTAGACTTAGACAGACGCTTGTCTGCCACTTGGAACACAAACCGAATATCGAGGGCGGGGTTCTGCTCTTTAATCTTACGCATCTTCGTACGGTCACGAGGCCGGAGATAACCCTTCGCCTCAATGATGATACCGTTAGACAGACGAAAGTCTGCTATGTACCGGTACGGAATAACGTAGTTGATTTTAAGGTCTGATGGCTCGAACTCGATACCGACATCGTTGACCTTAGCTTCTTCCCATATCGTACGCTCAAACCCTGAGCGAAACGGAGGTTCTTTTACTTTACTCATTTTAGTTTACTCTCTCAGGGAACTGGCACTTATCTAATTTAGACTGCTCAACCATCATTTCGCAACAATCCATTGCTGCTTTTCGTGCTTTATGCTGATGGGTATCAAACATTCTGGCGGAAATCATAGTAGGTAAATGTGTAACAGTAATCCATGAGGCGTTCGGACCACAATGCCACATTCCTCCTTTTGGCCTATCCTCTGTTACAGTTATTTGATAGTCTTCCTGAGTCATTAAACTTCAAACTCCGGTACGTCAGGGGTCTTAGCGACAGTGGTTAGATACCGTGGTCCACCTGAATAGGCAAAGCCGCGGAGGTTAGGCCAACAATGCTTCTTGAATGAGCAATAAGAGCAGCCAGTGGCCAGCTTACGATTGCCAGACTTACCGTCCTCTACGTCTGAGTAACACTTCTCAGGGGGCTCGTCCTGTTCAATGAC